GTTTCCCAGTCACGATCAATGCCCGTAAAGTCGGCGGCACTATTGTGTTACGTATGCTCCTGGAATCGATGTCGTTTCTACGACTACATCGTTTGCCTCTTGAGCTCCAAAAGCTTTAAGCGCATCAAAATCGAAAGGGCGTTGTGGCATGTTCACATCCCACTTCACCGTTCCGTCCTTATTGGACACCTCCCCCACTAGCATGCCCACCTGTGGGGTAGGTTTCGTGAAGTACGGTTTGATGTGCTTTACAAGTGTGGGTTTTCCATCTACGCAAGCTTTGGACGGTTTCGCAAACAATACGATCCAATAAGGGTCGCGCCTACCGGCGTTTGCATTAATGATCTGCTCAATGAGCTTCTCGTCGTCATCAATGATTGCGTCGCGTGTTTCACCAGTCTCTTGTGTCATCTCTACTCCATGTAAAGCGGCTTTACATTAGTACTTGTAGGCATAAGCCTCTTTAGGGCTTCCCTTATGTTCCTTGGGCAACATATTCAAGCGTCCTAGGTCACCCTTTTGCGCTGCAAAAGCGTCACATTTCATCGGTTGCTTATCATGTCCCATGACTTTGCCCATGCCGTAGGACTCGTCACGACGAGACTTATAGGACTGACTCATGCCGCGCTCTGCACCATTTTTCATTCCTAAAGACTCATCCTTGCGGTCTGCATAGCCTTGTTTAGCCATTTTGCACCTCCGAAGGTTGCTGTTGTGGTAACTCCTGTAGTAGACCACCTACTTCAGGGATATTCGGCTGTTGAGGCTGTTCTGCCCCTCTAGCTGAAATGTTTATGTCATCTTCTTTGACCCGCTCTTCTTGTACGCGAGCGCTCTGTTCCATCATTTGCACCAGACTGAGGTACTTCAGCAGCCTGTCGTCATCCATCGTTTCCAGTTCTTTGATGGCCTTTGCACGCTTCAACGCAAAATCCGCTCTATTCTCAACAGCGGCACTGGAGCGCTCATCCTCAAGTCCCATGTTGGCCACAGCTCGGGTAAAGCGCTCTTTGCTGAGCGCTATGTCACTAATGGCCTTGGCTTGACTCATCTGTCGTTGAGAGTCTAGTAACTGAGCTTGGATCTGTTGTTGTTGTTGTGCTTGCTGTGCTTGAGATTGTTCAAGATGTTGTAGTTCTTCAAGGAACTCACCTTTACCCTGGATAGGCGCCGCTCTAGCAAGCATTTCACCCGTGACGGGCACACCTAACTGCTTGAGGTCTACAAGCTGACGGAAGTACATCTGACGCTGTGTATCAGTAAGAATACCTTCCTGCACTACGATGTCATATTTGCTGAGCTTGGGATCGTAAAACTCTGCTGTCGGTGCTTCGTTGATGACACGCTCGACTTTTGCAGGCTTCCACTGTTGCATCAACTTAATCATTTTTTGGCTGATGCACTTTTGTGCCTTACGTAGGTTGTCAAAGAGCTCCTGCAAATTGACGATGGATGCACCCTGTCGAAGCATCATCATAATGCCGGACTCACCCGCGTTCTCTGTTTGCCCGAACGCCGCGTCATTCACTCCAGCGATTTCCATCATGTCGCGGTCAAAGACCTCTTGCAGTTGGAACATGGAAGGAGGAATCTGTGCCGGCTGTATCTTCTCAATGGCACCAGGCTTTGCATCCTCTCGACGCCAGATAACCTTACCCTGCGAGCTTTGGAATAGGCTTGATGGGTTAACAACGCTGTTCTCGTCGGCGATGTATCCGCTGTTGATCTGCGAGTCAAGTAGATCCACCATCTGTGATCTACGACGATTGGACTCTCTTTGTGGGTCAACCATGCAGCGGATGAGAGATTGCACCTTCAGACCCCATTGGTCGCTCTCAGGCTCCCAAATAGCGGTAAAGGGCACGAAGGGGTACTCGTCTAGGCCATAGGGGTTAATAACCGAGTCAAGTACCACATCGTTTATTATTATGTGTTTTTCAATGTAGCGCTTAGGGCGCGTGATGATCGTGACTTCCGGGTGGCTTTCTTGGAAGTTCTTCAGTATTTCGCGATCAATAGTGCCATCAATGTCAAGCACCTGACCTGTCTCGAGGTTTACAAGAGTAGGGGCGTTCATCCACTTTTGCTCGTACATCTCGTTGTACGCCAAAAGCTGTTCACCTGAAGGTTGTCTCTGGTAGGGCAACCAAGTAAACTTGTCGTCTCGATCCCACCCTACCGCATGGATCTGCTCGATATCCTTCGCACGCTTGGGTAATAAGCTGATAGCCTGCTCTTTAGACAGGTACTTGCGACGTAGGATGTAGTTACAGTCCGAAAGATCAAGTTTGGAAAGGTAGGGGTCTACGATAAAGCCGTTGTAGGGCTCCCTGCATATACGGATGTCACCATTGACGGGATCGTCGCGGTAATCCATCCACAATGTTGCTAAGTTCCATCCCGTCTTTAGCGCGCCGGCAAAACAATCGCTAATGACCTGGTAGCCATCGGTGTAATTCATGCTGTGCAGCAAACATTGAGATAGCTGATCTGCGGTTTGCTGATCGTCCTTTTCAAAGGGAACAACAACAGAACTTAAGCGATGCTTACGCTGATAGCCAGTGACGAGGTTAATGTTGCGGCGGATGCGATTGAAAACAAAAGTCGAGCGTCCCTGCTGGAACAACTCACGCTTTTCACGCTCATCCCATTGGTCTCCCAAGAAAAATCTTAAATCTCTTTCGGCCAAAGGGAAGTATGGATCCCAAGCATAATATGCCTGTTCGTAAGCAGTGTCGAAGTTCTGCAGGATCGCTCGATCTTTTGCCATGCGTATACTGAGCGGGATGTGGTTCTTGCTCAGCTTTACATTACAGTAAACATATTAATGTCTACAAGCGAATTTTAGACTATGTGTGTCGAAACGAGTACATGCGTTCAAACATAGCGGCATCGTCATCTGTCATGCGCTGTCTGCCTGCTTTTTTGTGAGAGACAGCTAGATATCTGGCGGCGTCTGCCGCGTGGCTCGACCAGTCGTGTACGGGCTTGTCTCCATAGACGTTGAGGTTTTCATTAAATGCTTTGTGGTAGTTTTCTAGAGCTTTAACGAGATAGCTACAGTTGGTTTCATCGATCCACAAACGGGGAAATAATCCGCGCAAAGTTTCGATACCTTCGTGAATAGGCAGGTTAGGTACGACTTCAAAGTGAATACCCATGTCCTTAGCCGTCTGCCATCTAGTCTGCGCTCCATGTGCGAGCTCGCGGACCTTAATATCGTGAGGGGCGAAATGGGAACCGTATATGTAACCCCTATCGATAGCGCGCTGTTGCAACCACTGTACATAGTGATGGAGGCCCTCACCTTGATTCCGGTACATGTCGATGATGTGAACTTCATTGCCTACGTTTTGTGCTAGAATGATGACCGTCTCGTCGCTAACGCCTAGATCCCAGTATGTATTAACAGTCGTTTGAGGATCGCAAGGTACGTTCGTAATACGCCCATCAAGCTGCGCCTTGGTGAGGTATTTGGCATAATAAGCACCCTCGGTACCAAGATCAAAATTGCAGTAATACTCTTGTTGGATAAGGTGCTCAGACATGCCATCTGCGCGCTCAGCGTCCATATCCTCTTCAGTGAGCACTCCCGTGTCATCAATAGTGAGTGTCTGGCAGAACCAATTGGGGTTGGCTTTCGCCATGAGCCATAGGTCGTAGGCGTGATTTTTTCCGCGTGGTGTGAAGTTAAAGACGGCCCACCCATCATTTTCTCTAAGAATTGGCCTAACAAGGTTCCAACACTGCGGGTTTTGTAGCGAGAACTCCGAGAAGACACACCCGACAGGGTTAATCCCCACGTTGACGATTTTATCAGTGCCGATGATTTGGATGACGCTACCATTTACCAGCTCGATTTTCATCTCACTATTATTGGGTCTGCCCTTGATTATGGCATCTGGCACATAATCTAGGAAGCGCTTGCCATCCTTGTTAGCACCATCCCATAGAATACGTCTACCCAGTCTGGTAGTTGGAAAAAAGTACACGTACGTCCCTACCCGGTAATAGAAGGCCATCTTGACCATCAGGTTGAAGCAAGCGATTTCCTTGCCGGCACGCCTATGCCACACCGTCACTGCACGCTTGCACCCCTCATCCATCGCCTTAAGAAGTGGTATCTGGTAGGACCTTGGCTCAAAGTTAGGGATTTGGATGCTCAGGGGACTTTTCCTCTTTCTGCCAGGGTTTTAAGGGCTGCTCTCCGTACTGAACAATGTTGTAAGTGGTGCTGTTGTTGTTGTTTTCTACATTGTCTTTCTGCTCAAGGTACTGTTTACCTAACCAGATGGCCATACTCGCACTTGTGTCTGCTAAGCGCCACTGTTTGCGTCGCATCGAGCACCTACCACCGTTTCTCCATTGCTTAAAGACCTCGGAGGGCTTATCTCCATAGATTTCATAGCACGCCTCATAGATGACGTCGTGCGACACCTCTAGAAAATCCGCTATTTCCTGCAGTGTGCACTGAATAGCGCAGAGCTTCTTAACAACTGCCCAATCAACGTCTTTTTTCTTTTTGTGGCCTTTTTTTTTGTTAGGAGTGCGCCCTTTCGCACACTTATGCTTTGCATGAATGTTTTCATCCTCATCATCCATGTATGCACCATCTTCCTTAATGATTAGTTTCATACATATACCTATGTGTTTTTGTTTTGTCTGACAATGTGCAAACACGCCGCTCGCAATGTATCCGCTGACACCTCTGCTTCATCACAAAGCTTTCCTAGCGTCACATCCGATGCAGCTAGCTTTTTTAAAAGAGCGCAGTCGACATCGCTCTCATCATCTACATCTTTAGCATTTCCCTGATCCGCTTCATTGATAACATCGACATCAATATCGAGATCCCCCTCAGTAAAACCCCAATCAATGAGATCGCCAGGATCCCAGCCGTTAGCAAGCACATCGAAATCCCATTCACCGCTATTCCTGTTAAGACGTATATTAAGCTCATCAACCTGTTGGTTTGAGAGCGGCTCCTGCGGGACATAAACATCTACGACCTTCCTTTTCATGCGTTTTAGCACAGAGACACGCTGATGTCCGCCGATGATCGTGTTGTCAGCGTTGATCACGACCGGCTCACATTGTCCAAAGTTCTCTAAGCTTTTCTGTAAGTGCTCCGCATCGTGTTTACTCAAACGGCGCGGGTTGCGTGCGTGTCCCTTCAGTTCAGTAATCTTTCTTTGCTCGTGGTTCCATTTCATGCGTATACCTTAGATGTAAAGCCGCTTTACATCAGTCATCCCAAATGTTGTTGTAGTTCCTTAATTTATCGCTAACCATGTCGCACAATCCTGCGTCTTTGTACGCCTCATCACAGCTATGAAGGAACTCCGTAAAGGCTCTATCCTCCTCTAGCTTTAGGTCTCGCTGTTTTTCACGCAGCTTCGCTTGCTTTGAGCGATATGTTGATAACGCGTCTGCCAATTTTTCTCTAAGTTTTGCCATATACTCCATTCCTCTTACCCATTCGGGTTCTCCATTTCTTCAATCCGATACATTGTAATGTGTCGTATGTCATTGCGATCCGTCCAGAACCCCATCTTTCCGTTGTCTGTAACAAATAGATTTCCCTCTAGCAGACAGTCGCATAGGTTGCGTATCTCAGGTACCGTTAGCACAAGATCGACTCGATGCCCATCTTTGTACTCAAAGTATAACCTATATTTAGAAGGGTGCGTCGTCATAGCTAAAGCCCTCCCCTTCGTTCATCATAACACCTTCTTTCGCGCAGTATTCATCGATAGCCCTTATCGCTGCCTCACAAAATCTCTTATAGTGGTCTTTTTCACGGAACCGCACGTATGGTGCGAACTTCCGCTCCCCTTGCTCGTTTTGATACTCTTTAGCTGGTAGGTTTAGCCACTTCTGACCGTTCTTCATATAAAGAGAACACCCCTGCAGCTCTACACCCCATTTATCTATAAAAAAATCAGCAAACCCAACAAAGCTATCACGTCTGCAACTTTTAAAACGTGTACATTCTATCATTTGTCACTTTCCTTTCTTTTTGCTACTAGCTTTACGTTTTTCGTTTAACGCAATGGCCACAGCTTGCTTTTGCCCGTACCCCTCACTCATCAGTTTTTTGATGTTTTCGTTAACCGCTTTTTTCCCTGAGCCTTTTTTCAATGGCATCTTTTCGTTCCTCTAGCTTTTTGTACTTTTCCAGGTCCTCTTTGCTGTAATAGTCACTACAGGGGGGCATGCGGTAGGTGTCTTCTTGTGCGCCTTTAACAAAGCCTCTTTGACAAGCTAGGCATGTGCCTGTTTCATTGACGTACACCAGGCGCTTGCATGTTGTGCATACCATGGCATCATTCATCGAAACAGTACCCGCTGATCGCTCTTGCATCGATGTCGATTTGCCAGGCCCAAGTACCCTCGGCGGCCTCAGGCTCTTCCATTATTTCCACCATCATTTCCCTCACAAGCTCTGCTTTTTTGTAGATTTCGTCGTCAGGTATCCAGACACCTGCGAACTTGCCATTTTTTGTGACGATCGTAAGCATGTCGACGTCATCTTCATCTTCCTCATCACTCCAATCCCACATCGACCTCTTCCACCTCTATTTCTGTTTTACCGCCGTAGCTGCGTAGTTTTACCGCATTTAGCTCTACGATTTGGCTATCGTCAGAGTAAGCGAGTTCGTTCAATACGTCTAAGTAAAACTTTATGTAGTTGTCGATGTCTGGTCTTTTGTAGTGGTAGGGGCCTTCCATGTGCTTACTGCGATCTCCACCGCAATAGAAGGTGAAGCGTATCTTGAGGGGACCGTGTAGCTTTGTTGTGACGCCCTGTTCCCGCATTTGTTGCAGGACAGCCATCCGTGCTTCGTCTTTATCGGCAGCGCTTGGGTCGTACACTATGGCGCGTTTGCGGGCATTTCGAAAACGTGGTCTAGACTGCGGAATAGGCTTTCCGTCAATTACAAATTTCATTTACTGCGCTTTGGTGTGTTATACCATGTATATACCAAAGTATGTTTTGTTTACAGGGATATTTGTGAAGATTGCGTGAAGACGGGACTGGTTTTTATGTCCCGTCTTCTTTACGCTAGGTCCAGAAAGCAGAAAGCCACTGGTGAGACAGTGGCATTCCAGTAGGTCTTTCACCTACACGGGAAGTTCTGCTGGAGCTGGTTAGCATCCCTTCCCTATTTGCTGCATTGCGCAGCTGTAGAATGGTGATCAAAACCGCTCCATTAGTCACTACACACGACTTGATCTTACCATGAGGTCTAAGGTTATAACACATAGCCTAGAGTCATAGCAAGGTCAAGCATTAATTGAGGACCTTGAAGGCTATGACCCTTTTTCGCGTTGAGCACAACAAACACAATCCTTACACAGCCATAAACACAACAATATCTGAGGACACGCGTCTTAGCTATAAAGCGAAAGGAATCTGGTTGTATGCATTTAGCCGCCCCAACGATCGTGACTGGGAAAC